GTTGAGTTGGATCTTTCGAGCCATTTGGATGTTATTGAATTTACTAATATCTCTTTGTAGTTTTTCAGTTGGGTGAACTTCATAGTCCCGCTTGGCAGCGAGCATTTTCTTCTTATATATCGTACGCTCATTGTAAATCTTCTCCATCATTTCAGGTAGGAATCCCCTGATGTCCTTGCGGTATTGTGCTCCATTGGCACACACTGCAGAATCTCCATCGATCCTAACTGTTCGGTTGAGCAGTCCATCAACGGTGGCACTGGGGTGTCTTGTTGCAAGTAAGGTTTCGGGACTGATGTTGTACTGCATGATGAGATGAGGGTACAGACTATTAAGGTCAAAACTGACAACCCAATCATACTTTCCTGGGGTAGGTTCCTTGACATAGGCTCCTGCATATTTTTCATCTTTCTTTTCACGTTTCCTCGCTGGTACAACTACATTACGATCTGTAAGATAATTATATATCATCGTATCCCACATACGTACTTGACTATACACATCTTCAAAGTTTGCCTTGGCATCATAAGACATGGTGATAGCAAGTTCTAACAACTTCATCTTATCTTCCAGTCTGTCAATCAACTCAACGTCTTGGATGTTGTACTCAATAAACTTCTGCCAATCTCTTGTATAGAAATCTTTAAAATTCTCATACTCACTGTGATCTAACTTACGCTGACCTAATTCAACAAAGGCGATATGATCGAGTCTATATGACTCCTGGTTACTATAAGTAAACTTACGATAAAGGTCGAGATAGTCAAGAATATTGACCCCACTAATATCATAAGCATAATTTTTACGTCCTTGGACATATACTTCCCTCTCATTTGCTCTATTCCAAGGTGATAGTGATCTCATCCACTTACTACCAAGGACTCTGTTTACACGACGGGCAATGTAAGGTACATCATACAGATTGACATTCCAACCTGTCAGTATATCTGGAGTATTTAATGTCCACCACTGCAAGAAATGAGAAAGCATCTCCTTCTCAGTCCAAAATATATTTGCTTCTATACCATCAGGTACTTCAAATTCCCTTACTGCCCAAACAAAAAACTTTTTGGTAATGAGATCCTTAACTGTAATGGATAACATCTCCTCTGCTGCTTCCTCAACAGAAGGAAATCCATTATCACACTGAACCTCAATGTCCAATGCAAAGATCTTCATCTGATTGATATTATAATCGACCTCTCCTGGAAACTCACGTCTTATATACTGATATACAAAACGCTCATAACCATGTACTTCAAACCCTTCTACACCATCATACTGTTTAATGAATTCTCTGGCACTTCTGGCCGTCATGAACTCTATAGGTTTTACAGGTCTGCCATCTAATGTGTGGAATTTCTCTTCCTTATTAGAGGTAACATATAACGTAGGTGCAAACTGTCCACGAAACTGAACAGGTTTACCATCCTCATATCCTCTATACAGGATAGTGTCCCCTGCTAACTGGATGTTCGTGTAGAACTGACTCATTTAATAGCGTTGTAGAGCTCCTCTACATAAGGACTTGGGTCCAGTATACTCATAACTGTCTCAGATGTCAAGAACATGTCACGTTGGGAACTATGCTTTGGAAACTCCACGAGTCCATCATCAGTGACTTCATAGCATCCTTCAATAAGGATACTGGGTTCCTCATCAAGTTCTGTAACTGCTCCAACCAGATACTCAGGTCGTTGCTTCAACAGGATTATCTTGATCTGTTGCTGGAGCATCGAATCCTCCACTGGTTCCAACGGTGCTTCCTGCGGTGTCTGCACCATCTCCATTTCCTCTTCCATTAGTTGCTCCTACTAGTTCGTTGTACTTTTTAATAATTTCTTCATAAGTTTCATATGCTGTCACAACCTCATCAAGTTTCAACATGATTGTATCTTTTAATGATAAAGGTGCCCAAGGTCTAAAACTTATCTCTGGATCGCTAACCTTTTGGATATCATTATCCTCAAGACCTTCCTCCATGACATAAACATTATAAGGGTTTCGTAACTGAAATGCTATAGGTTTCTCAGGTTCTTCCTTAGTTGTAACCTCATAGAGATCAGCAATCACATCCTCACCGTTTCGCATTCTTACGATTCTTACGCTCATAATCTCTCCTTTGTATTTCGTTAATGGACTCTTTAATAATGTCCTTTAGAATCCTTGATTCTGGGACATTCTTTTCATCTGCAATAGGACGGACGTATCGTAGAAGTTCTTCAGTATAACCCGAAGGTACATCAAGTGTCAAGAGGTCTGATTCACCATTGTGATGGTTAGGTTTTAAATTCAAATAAACATTCATTATATCCTCCAAAGAAAAAGAGACCCTTAAGGTCTCTTCTGTTGTGTATTATATAGGTTAGTAATTATCAATCTCTCTTTGCATGTCTTTAACAAACTCTTGCTGAGAGCAGAATCCATGAGCATCTTTGTTTCCATCAGCATGATAATTAACATGCATGACTTCTACACCAACAAAGAAAATGATGATCATCATAGGCATATGCCATAATGGATGCCCAAAGACCTCACAGAATTCCTTATAATAATCTTCAAATTTCATAAGGATCCGCTTATGAGTGGCTCTTATATGTATCTACTCTTCTGATAGATAATCCTTACGAGCATGATGCTCTGGAACTATCTTTGCCAGTTCGACTGAGAGGAGTCCATCGGCAAAGCCGACCTGTCGTACTTCCGTATCGTCGGAGAGCGTCCAAGACCGTTTAAATGACCTTTGAGCGAGCCCTTTGTGTACAAACTCTCCATCTGTTTCCTGTTTCTCCTTGATGCCTTCGACAAATAGTTTTCCAAACTCCGTAAAGACTTTAACTTCATCCTTCTTAAACCCTGCAAGTGCTATCTCCAATCTTGATTCATGATTATTTAGTTGTACTAAATTAAATGGCGGGTAGTTAGATGATGGTTGTTGACTTCGGAAAAAATCTTCAAAGTAATTATCAAGTCCAATGCTGTTACGTGCTAACTTCTCCATCAATTGTGGTAGATCTGCAGCAGTATATCTTTGTAATCCTGTCATGGTGTTCTCCTTTTAAAGCGAGTGTGTGTTTGTGTCCCTTGCGGCGACACTACTATTTAACCATGACCTTAAGACTTTTGGAAGTGTGATTCTTACTACTTCCTTGGACGGTTGTTTCGACCTATATAATTGTAGGTAAAAATGTCTACAAGCATGAAGAAATTAATTCCTATTATTATGCTATTGATGGCAGCACCTATGTCTGCACGTGCAGATATGACTCATAGTTTAAGTAGTTCTGTACAGTTACAAACTGATGCTGCTATCACTAGTGTGCATCGTGCTGGTAACGTCTACAGTACAACTGGATCTGGTGTCTCCACTACAATAACACCTTCTGGTGGTAGTGCAGCAAGTAATCTTGGTGGTATATCAGCTGTATCTACTGCTGGTGTAGCAACATATGCTCTGCCTGATGTTGCACAAACAACTCAAGGTAGTGCATATACATTCACTCAGAATATAACTACTGGCGATTCCATAGTTACTACTGCACCTGATGTAGGTGATGTATTAGCATATTCCAACCAAACATCGTATGCTGCTGGTGATAAGACTGGTTTGGCTGGTACCATTTTGACTAGTGGTGCTATGACTTTAACAGCTGGTGGAGCTGGTAGTTCAGCTACGGGACAATTTGTATCAGAGCTCTCAATACGATAGTGAATCTGTTTTCAAGATTTTTTAAAAATGATGAAAAAGATTCTGAAATATGCTCTTGTTGTGGGATGTGTAAGTGCAGGTGTTGCACCTGCCCTGGCGGTCCCAGTGGTCCCAAACTTCCAACAAGGCTCGATGACGAGCCATACGGAGACTGAAAGCACAGTCACAGAGACAATAAATTCAATTGATTATAGAACAGGATGGGAATATTCAGTAACTGGGACAGGCATTTCCAACAACGGAGCAGCACTCAACCCCAACGTGAACACATCAACCGTGACAGTAACTCCATCATCGGCAGGAAATGGTGCAGCTGGTGGAGTGACAATAACAGGAGCAGTAACAAGTTCCTTCGACACCTTAGACTTCGACAACCAAGGAACGTTCACAATAACGAGTCCTGGAGAGGCATTTCAATTCACCCAACATTACCAAGGACCTGGTATAACCAACCAGACCGTGATCCAAAGAGTAACCGAAGTAAAATCAGTAACAGACACAACAAGTGTGTTTACCCAGTAATAGCAACGGGTCTCATACTTAATTCTTTACTACCAATGAAAGCCTTAGCAGAAGGTGTTGGTGGTGTATCTGCTACTGCTAATCCAATAGCTAATAGTTCTGGCTCAGTGACGAACCAGGCAATACAAGTATTACAAGGTCCATACGTTACTAACACCTACGGTGGTGGGGTGTCATGCCAAGGTACGACTCTAAATATGACACCATATGTCCAGTTTGCTGATAGTAGAAAGGATCCTTGGGAAGATTTTTATAACGAACCGCAATATAACCTAACAGATGTAGAGGGTAAGACTACCAAACAGACAGTCACAGTTAAAAACTATCCTTGGGAAGATTGGTATGACACAAGGACTAAAGCAG